GAGCACACTGAGCTGATCGCCGCATTGATCGGCACACTGTCATCATGGCGCATCGTGAATGATCCCGACTGCGCGGGCGATACCGACAGCGTCACACTATTCCCGCTCACGCTCGTTATCTGCGCGAACAGGTCTTGCGCGGAGCCGCCGGAGCGCATCGCAGTTCCGAAATCTTCGTCGGTGCCGAACGCGTGCCCGAAATCGCGATACGATTCTGCCGTGGCGCCCGGCGCACCCGCGTGAGGCATCACCGCATGTAGAGTCGGCGTGCACGATGCACCGCTGCATGAGTAGATCAGATATGCGATGTCATTCGCAGCGCCCGTCCAGCTCACCAGCAAGTTGTTGTTCGTGCTGAGCGTCGCGGGCCCCGCACTCGTCGATACAGCCGCAGTCGGCACCGACCATCCGCCGCCCTGGCTAACGCCGACAATTTGATAAGTGTAAGAAACGTTGCACGCCGTGTTATGGCCGGGGATGCCGGTGGCGGCATCTACCTGGCAGCCGCCGCCGTTCGCCAGAGTTTTGGTGATATCGGCCGTCGGATTGGGATTCATTCCGTAACTGTTCGGGACTATGGTCACGCCGGTCGGCGTAGTTGCATTCGAGGCGGCACCAGCGTGATCGATCTTCACCCAATTCCCGGTCTTGAAATCGCCGATTGAATTGAGTGTGACGGTCGCGTTGCCGGCTACGGTGGCTGCCGACGCCGTCGCAAGCGAGCCGGTCGCTCCGAACGCCCTCACGTTCCTGACGCCGTTGAGGCTGACATTCGTGATCGCGTCGCTGCCGTCGAGCTTCGAGCCCGACAGTGTGTTGAGCTGCGCCCCGCTCTGTCCAAACGCGAGCGCATCTCCATTGACAGTCCCGCCCGCCAGGTTCGATACCTTGTTGCTATTCGCGTTCAGAGCCGCTTCCAGAGCCATGCCCGCGCACGTCCATTGTCCTCGCGTGCCGAGAGCCCACGCACCCGCCCCGCCGCTGACGCACGGCGCCGCGCTTCTGCAATCATGGCAGTAGAGCAGCATCCCGTCCTGCTCGGGCGGAAGATTCGCGAACGTTGGAGTCACGATCGAAGGCGCGATCGGCTGGTTTCCCCCCAATCGTGCATTGATCGCTTCGCGGAATTGCAATCCAGCTCCCACACCTGTGTAGTTGGGAATCGGCTGATAGGATCCAGGCGGCGGAAGATTCTGCGCCCGCACTCCCGCACTCATGGCGAGCAACATCATCACGCTAAACGTCGCGTGCCGAAGTGCCGGGAAAATCTTTCGTCTCAAAGCCATCACCATTCCACCGATACTCCCGCTTTCGTCGACCGCCTCAGAACCCTATCGCGAACCAGTAAAAGCCTTGCGACGCATCGGTCGAATCGGGACCGGGACTGTTGTTCCAGACCCAGAACTGCGAGGTGGTTGGCAAATACCCGGCGCTGACCATCAAGGTGTCATCGCCGGCCGAAGAATGCCCGGGAGACTCCGGCGTCAATGTGACCGGCATGAACACTTCGCACGCGTTGGGAAAGGCGATCGGGAAAGTATACGGCCCGTAGAGCCCCTCGCCCTGCCTCGCGCCCCAGTTCACCAAACCCCACTGGATAATGTACTGGATCAATCCCTTGTTGATGTCCGCGACTGGAATCTTCAGATAGCCATTCTGCGCCATCAGACCGGTGAACAACGCCTGGAACGCCTGCAGCACTCCGACATTCGAAATATTTACGTCCTGGCGCTGCTTCAGAAACGCCGTGCGATTAGCCAGTTGCTGATGCGGTTGATTGGAAACACCCGTCCCGCTGAAGCTCGCGCCGCTGGCGGCGCCTTCAACCGGATCGGTTGCCTGGATCTGGTAAACCTCATTCGAGGTGAATTCGGCTGCGTCGATTAGTGTAGCCATTGACTACCTCAGAAAGTAAGCGTCCAGGTTCCGCTAATACTCATTCCCGCGCCAAACACTATTGGTGCAATAGTCTTACGCGCGAGCATCGGAGTCGGCGCCGTGGTTCCGGGCAGTGAGGCGGCTCCATGATTGGCGAATATCGCCAACTCCTGGATAGTGATTCCTTGCGCCCCGGTGTCTGCAGTCGTCAGCGACCAGTTGAGCGTCAAGCCGCCGTTGCCGTCTTCACTGTGGGCGTCGAGCGATTTGTAATACGCGGCCGCCGTCAGAGAAGTATCGGTCACCGTCGGCGCGGTCGAGCCGGAACCAAATCCCACCGCCGACGCGAATTCGCCGGTAGTGTCTCCGCCGAGCAGTGCCGCCAGCGCCGGCCGCCCGACGTTCACGAACAGATTGCGACCCTCGTGTTCCCACACCACGCGGCATCGCTCGACAACTCGTATCCGCACGATTCCAATCGGCCTTCTCATTTTAACCTCCGTGCAAAACGGCTGCGCCATTAACCGTCAGCGCCGCGTCGGCGACTTCGGGTTCGTTGGCGCCGTAAGTGATCCCGCTATGCCGATAGTGACCGTCGTAAGCGGGGACAATCGGACCGTGCGCATCGATCAACGACGCCACTGTGATCGCAAACGCCAGTGCGTTGTCATTGGGCGCACGCACCGCGTCGAGTTGGTACTTCACGATTCCGCCGAGCGTCAACTTGTCCGCAGGAACCGGGCCCACGTCGGTAATCGCCGGCACCGCAAACCATAACGAGTCCAGCCACGCGCGCGCCGGTTTGAAAAAATTAACCGCCGCCACCGCCGTCGACGTCGCACCGATCGAAACGCCCTGCCCGACCACGAGATCGATCATGACCCGGAACACCGCCCACCCCTGGTTCGACGGATACGCTACCCCGCCCCAATTCGTTTGCCCTTCGAGCAGAGAAACCGTTGTCCATCCCAATGACGCGAGCGCCTGCTTGATCGCCCACGGCGTGCCGCGAAATCGATGCAACCCGATGGCGCTCTTGAGCAGTTCGCGCTGCGCCGCCTCGGTCAGCGCCAGCTCCGCAACCAGGCCACCCGACTCGACCAGATTGTCCACGTCGATCAGCAAATCGATGTTGGTGAGCGCATCGACGCCCAATGCGACCGGCGCGATCAACTGCCATAGCGGAGACAGGACATCGAATTGCCACGCCAGAAACGGCAGCGCCTCGTCCACCACCGAGTCGATTCTGTAGACCAGCAGAGTCGTGAGATCGAGCGCCGCGAGCCGCGAGATAAGCACTAGCAGCGCCTGCGTGCGCGAATCGTTGATCGAAGGCGCGGCCGAAAGTTCGGGCATCAGCTATGCTCCGTGCTGAACGCCGCCGTCAGCGAGATCATCGTGCAGTTCGCCCACTGTCCTGCGGTGAGCGGCGTCAGCGTCGGCGACGAGAGCGTCACGCCATAGACACCGACAACCGACAGCGCCGCGATTATCTGGCTCGGCACGATGTCCCGCTGAATCTTGGCGGCGAGCTCGAGCGCAAGTTCCTGCACCGCCGTCGTCGCCGCGACGATCGTCGCAGTCGGATCGGCATCCGAGTAGAGCGTCACCGTCGCCGTGATCTGGTAGTCGACCTCGGTCACGGCGAGCACGTTCACCGTGTCGGTCAGCGGACGAATCGTGTCGGCATTCAGCACCGCGGCAACTTTCGCAAGCAACGCAGAGTTCGCGACTCCAGCACTGTTCGGCGCCGGCGACGGTTGTCGCGTCACTGGTCCCGTCAGCAGGTACACGTTGACCGATCCGGGAACCGGGCTGACAATCTGCGCGTCGGCGATCGACGGGTCGGCACCAATCGCAAAAAACCGGTACGCGCCGATCGGTCCCGCGACACTGAACTGATTCGGCGCCGCCTGTATGCGTGTGCGCAGATGATCGTCCGTCTCCGGGGCAGATCCTCCTGTCGTCGTGCTCGTATTGGTAACGCTCGCGATTAAGGCGTTCGGATTCAGCTGGACATTGATCTGCCCCGCCAGGTATCCATTCGCGCCCGCTCCTGGAGCGGTCGCCGTCGCAGCGACACTCGCGATGGTTGCGCCGGCTGCGATGATGATCGTCGCACTGGTCGCGAATGCGAATAGCCCGTCGCTGGTCCCCGCCAAGGTTCCAGCAGGTATCGTGAACGGCACCGTCAGCGCCGCGT